TCTCGCCCCACGGGCCTGAATCATCCTCGGATCCTTTCCAGGATCAACAAGACGCTCCAACTTGACAAATGCTTGTATGTAACTGTCTTTGCGACACAACGGGATTGTTTCCAGGGTTGCCTGTGCATCTTTATAACGCTGCATTTTCCTGCCAGCGAAATTAGATGTCCAATCAGCAAAGCTCAGGGGCTGTCGCTTACCGAAATGATCGGCGAGCTTTCTGGCCAGCCCCTTGAGCCTCTTGATTGCTTGGTCCTCTGGTTTAATCCAATTACAAACTACACGGTTAGTGCAAGCCAAGAGTTGATTACACTGACAATCATTATGGACGTAGTACTGATCTGCGTGAGGCACTGAAGCTAACTCACCAAATTCAGACTGCTTGTCACAATATGACCTAGCATCACCAACACTCAGCCCACATTCCGGGTCAAGAGACTTCTCCTCAAGTCCGTTTGTTCTGCAGCAATGAGCTGACCTGCGGTATCCCTATCCGGTGCTCTGAGCACCGATAGCGCGGTTGTGCAATGACACGGCATTCCGAGTTTCTTTACTCAGAATGTAACTGTCCAACTGCGCTTCACATGGGGAAATTGATTGGTAGCATGCGACTACCATCCGTCTTAGGGCCAGCATTTGACCGATTGGCATCTCCTGTTCTCGCCACTTCCGATCGAAGTATTGGTTTAGCGAGACTAGACCTTCTTTGGTCCTAGCCTTACCGAGTGTTAAATACTCGACTTCATCACGCAATTCTGCGATGACGGAAAAGGCAATCGGAGTAGCGGTTGATTTGGGCTGTGACACGGTAGTTGCACGACTATCGATTCCAAGTCCACGGGCTAGTTGCACTAGTTTGTCAAGGTTATTGTCGCCAACAACCTTCAAATAGCGCCTGTGACGTAGCCCAGAGTAAACTGCCACAACAAGCGAGAAAACTGCCGTAATTCCAATTGGAATTAACGGTAGAGCACGCGTTGCTACAGCGAGATAGACATGCCATCTTGCCCTCTCGACGACCATAGCCGGTGCTAAAACCGGCCAGGACTCGACAAGGTAGCCTGACAGTCTCCAAACCCACCTGGAATCGGCAACTTTGGTACTCACCCAATCAACCCACTGCCACCCATAACGCAATTCGTAACGCTCCTCAAATGTCGGTGAAACATTATATAGAACGACTCCTGCATACGAAATGAGCATGATGAATGTAACGCACGCTAGCATACACACCCACCACCAACGATTGCACAAGTTGACAGTGTACATATCGTTGGGCGCCAATGGTCCAACAACTGGTGCCCAAGTGCTCCCGACTGAGCTTGGGGCAGCAGGTGTTGGTACAGCCACTTTGGCTGTTGCTGCAACCGGTTTTCCTCCGGTTCCAACTGCTTGCGAGGCAGCTGGTGCTGCTTGAGCAGCTGCGGTCTTCACCGCTGGTGCCACTTGCGTGACTGTTGCTTGCGCAACTGTCGCTTGTGCGACTGCCGCTGTTGGTGCGGCTACCGCTACAGGTGCGGTATTGGCAGCTACAGTTGTTTGCACTACTGGAGCTGTTGGTGCCACAGTAGCTTGCACTACTGGAGCTGTGGCAGTCACTGGAACTGCTGCAGTAATTGGTACTGCTGTTGCAACAATTGCAGCTATTTGAGCCGGGGAAGGCACTGCTGTTGCTGTGGTGACTGGAACCACTGGGACAACCGGAGTTGCCGCTGCTTGCGCAGCTGAGCCATTAGTCTGGTTTCCAGAAGTTGAAGGGGCCACCTTCGCGTTCTTTCCGC